TTGGGGGGTGTTTAGGGGGGCTATCGCTAGGCAATAGGGTAGGTAGTTCCTTGTTCCAACGTTTAGCCGCTCCTTTGCGCCCACCCTCGGCCATCGCCTTATAGCGTAAAAGCTCCTCAGTGGCTCTTTTGTTGGTCCATGCTACCTTGGCCTCATCTAGCTCAAAAAACTCGCCCAAAACCGCTAAAACAGCCTCCTGTTTCGATTTGGTTCGCCTAGCGAGAGTGGGTATGTCGTTAATCAAGGGTTTCTCGGTCAAATAGTAAAGATCAATCAATCGTCTGTAGGCTAAATCTTCTTCATTCGTTAGATGGGCTGTGTGGCTAATGTAGTCACCTATGTGAAATGGATAAAAGTTCATGTTTAGCCCTGGAAAAGATCAGGGCGCAACAATTCCTTGGTTAAACGGCCTTCTGATAGCCGTTCTAGGGTTTTTATATGCTTTAGCGGAATCTGCCGTCTAGCCACCCACTGATATACAGAAGACTCCCTAATTCCTAGCTGGTGAGCTAAATTTGCCAAAGAACCGAACTCCATTTTCAACTCGTAAAACTGATTCATGTAGTAATTCTCCTTCTATTTGTCGCAAGAATACCATGTTTTGGTAAAAAGCAACAAATAAAATTATTAGGGATTGTCCTAATATAAAAGTCGACATTTCTACGACTTTTAAGGTATAGTTCTCCTAGCAGTAAATTTTTTAACAAGTGAAGAAGGGAAAGCAAATGAAAACAGCAATTATTGAAATAGTCGGTGTAATACTTCTAGGCATACTTCTAGGCTGCATGTTTGGGTGGGGGTTCTAATCATGGGAATGTCTAGACACGATGCGTATTACGAACCTGACGATTACGATGACCGCACCGATGAAATAGAAGAGCGCACTTGGGAGCTTCTAAAAGTCGGCGGTAAATTCGATTACAAAACTACCAGCGCTATTGCAGAAATGCTTTCAGAGCTTGGGGTTGACGATTCCAAGGCCATCCAAGACGTTATTGATTCAGGTGATTACGAGGCACTTGGTAGAAAACTAATTTCTTTGTCTTGCGATTACCACGAACGCTATGCCAGAGAAATTGCCGAGTTTGAAATTAACGATTGAGGAGTAAGTGATGACCAAGAAAAAAACCGAGTATTGCCCTAAAACGCAGGCCCTTTGGGAAATGTATAACTGGCATGAGGAACATACCGCCATGTTAATAATTCTTAGGGAATATTTAAGCAATCCGCATTACACCAAGTTTTTTGCTGAAAGCATGATCAATAGAATGATTAGCGATCAAATTACCAACCAGTTTGACATGATGAATACAGCCAAAATTGAATTAGGAGCAAGTGATGAGTAAATTTTTAGAATTACGCAAGATTAATGTAAATGAACACACAGACCGCAAAGGCAAATTTACATATTTAAGTTGGGCCTGGGCGGTAGATCAGTTATTGCAGCAAGATCCAGGGGCTACTTGGGATTACAAACTATTCCAACAGCCTGATGGGTCTTTATTGCCTTATTGCGCTATTGGCGATACAGGCATGGTATTTTGCACAGTGCATGCCTTTGGCAAATCTATGACCGCACAATTACCTGTTTTAAACCACCAAAACAAAGCCATAGCTAATCCAAACGCAATGGATGTGAATACTGCCATGCAAAGATGCCTTGCGAAAGCTATTGCCCTTCATGGATTATCTCTATACATATATGCAGGAGAAGACGTTCCTGATGAAGATATTCCTGATTTAGCGGAAGAGGCTGCCAAATGGGAGCTAGCTATTAGCGGTTGCAAGACTTTAGATGAGTTAAAAGAAATATACGGCGCTGCCTATAAAGCCTTATCTAAAGATAAATCCGCAGTAGACCGCATTTCTAAGGCAAAAGACGTCAAAAAGGCGGAACTATCATGATTGAATCTTTAGTAAAGCCTAGCCCTTTAGATAACGATGTAGCCGTCATGAAAATACTACAGCTTATGGGCCAAATTAGCCTGCGAGACCTCGAGTATGTTTTAAAAGTAGTGGCTGCCGTCTATAAAAAGGTTTCCTAACATGACAACATTCACAACAGATGACCGTATAGCGGCAGAGCCTATACCTTTTGCTGGTTTAGTAGATCTAACAGTAAAGCAGGGAACAGATGAATGGCATCAACTTCGCCTGGGCAAAGTAACGGCCTCTAGGGTTGCCGACATACTTGCAACGACAAAGACTGGCCCCTCAGTTAGTCGAGTCAACTACCTGATTGAGCTTGCCTTACAGCGAGTTACAAAGGCCATAGAACCATCTTACACCAACGCATCAATGGAATGGGGAACTTTAACCGAACCCCAAGCAAGGGTAGCTTATGAAGTTGCAAGCGGTAATTTTGTCGATCAAATTCCTTTTATGGATCATCCTAAGATTAATTGGTTCGGTTGCTCTCCTGATGGCTTGGTTGGCAACGATGGGCTTATTGAAATTAAATGTCCTAACTCTCCTACACATTGGTCTTACATAAGGGCAGATGAACCGCCCAATAAATATGTAATACAAATGCAAGCGCAAATGGCGGTTACAGGACGTAAATGGTGCGACTTTGTATCGTTTGATCCTAGGATGCCTGAGCGCAGCCAATTGTTTATAAAAAGAGTTCCAAGGGATGGCGAGTTCATTATTTTTATGGAAGCAGAAATCAATCGTTTTTTAAGTGAAGTAGAAGTGGAAGTTCAATTAATGGAGAAAAGAAATGTCAGTTAAATACTTTGTAAAAGCAGCAGTTTCCGAATACATGGACAAAGAAGGAAAGCCAAAAAAGAAATATCAATCTATTGGTGTGGTTATGGAAACCAAACATGGGCTAATGCTTAAGATTGAAACCATTCCTGTGTTTGCCATGAAAGAAGGGTCAATTTTTGCTTATTTAAATGAGCCTGAAGATAAGCCCCAGGGATATTCTGCGCCACAGAATTTAAGCCATATTGAAGAAGACGTTCCGTTTTAAGGAGTAATTATGTTAAGAGTGGAAAAGTTTAAGGAGCGCTTTCCTGAGGCTCCTGATAATGGAACGGCCCAAAAGTTATGGGAAACGGCCTGGAATGAAGCTATAAAAACGGCAATTAAACACATTGACATTTATACGACCTTGGACGAACCTACGGCTAGGGCTTATGCAATGAATATGATGGACGAACTGGAGGGATTGGCATGAACGATCACATTTGGACCGCAGCAGGAACAGATATAGAAGAGCGCTGGAGGGCTAAATATGGTTGGGTTAGACCTTCAGAACAGCCTGAATACCAAGCCAAATTTAAGTATTACCAAGAACTGCCCCTAAGGAAACTTGACGATGAAGCCAAGGTTCAATACGAGGCAGTTTTACGAAAGGCCAAAGTAGCCAGGGTTCGTTAGTATTTCCGCATGTTTGGAAGAGGCGCTTCTGCTTGGCTTTTGCCTTCAGGATGCGCTTTTTCCATTGGTAGACTCATGTGCTTGTCTAATTTGGCTTCCAAGCGCTTTAATTCATGCTCAGTGGCCTTTTCATGCTCTCGTTCTACTATGTAGTGGCCCTTGCTTTTGCCGTCGCTTGCAGCGCCTGTAATTTTAAAACTGTCTGCTTTCATTTTATGCTCCTAAAATATCCATAGCTCGGTGAATTGCGGAAATCCGCTGGTCTAAACCTAGTGTGCCACCGTTAATCCGTTTTGTCATTGTGGTCCAATCTTCTACATCAGCACAAGAGTTTAAATTCTTTTTATTCCAAAACCAGCCTGCCGACATAGCAGCATTCTCAGGTTGTAAAAGTAGTTCAGGAACGTCTATTAATGGGCGATTAATTGCATCACCGCAAACAGTGTAATTAGCACGACCAGTAAGCTGAATAATGCCTCGTCCATGAAATCTCCATCCATCTCCGTCTTGAGTATTGCCTAAATCGGCTCTACCACCATAAACCTTGTTAGCTATCTTTTCAGGATTATTTTCGTATTTTTCAGCAGTATCCGTATCAGGAAAACGGCTAGGCCATACTCGCATTAACGCTGAAGCAGAATAATGAAGATTCTCTTCCAAAGTCTTAAAATTATTAGATTCATGCTGACATTGACCGATAAACGCAGCTTGACGTTTTGGGGTATTAATCTCGTATTTATTAAAAGTCGCATTAAGTGGGTCTAGCCATTTAACATCAATCCCAAGGGCTAATAGTTGATCATTGTTCATTTAACTTATTATTTTCTATAATCCAGTCCTGCAAGGACACTAGTTGGGCTGTTGTGATGGAGCATTGCTCGGCAAGAGATACCAGGTTAACGGTTTTTCCATTAATTGTGAGGGTGGCTGAGGCATTACTGGCGGACAGGGAACTGCCACTGGGCTGCTGCATCCTTGCATACATAGTATGTATAGAAGAGATCCTAGCTTCATAGCTTTGTTTAATTCCATCATTTATAAGTTCCTGTTCTTTTTGTATTGCTTTATTTTCCTCGATTTGCTTTTGCGCCACAATAGCTTGCTGATCCACATAATGAGAAAAACGCAAATGCTCGACATAAAAACCACTGAATATAAGAGCAAGATATAGTGCAATTTTGTAGTAACCACTAAAACCGCCTGTAAATAAAGAAATTAAAAAGCTCATTGTGGCTCTGCACCAGCCATGTGTTTTCCAGCTACCGCAGCCGCTCCTGAGCCTGATACGATGCCCAAAGCACCAGCTAGCTCAGTAAGACTGATCTCATGCCCTGCATAAATTAAATAAATTGCAGAACCTGCAACTACAAAAAAGCCAAGAAACCAAGCCCAACGAGCAATGTCATGGGTCTGATTGTCTTTGCCAGTCAAAATATGGGTAAAGATTTCGTTCATTTTTTATTCCACAAATCAAACAAAACTTTCACTTTTTCCTCTAAAACAGCCACTCTA